AATACATCAGCAAGTAATGTCGGTTTAAGAGCCACAATAGTTGGTGGTGTTGGAAATACTATAACATCAACACAAGATAGTAATTCAATTTTTGGTGGTAATAGTAACTCAATATCATCAAACGATGCTAATGGGGCAAATACGATTGTAGGTGGATTTAGTGCTGGTATAACAAATGGTGGTGCTGCAGGTATTTATACCGCATCAGCAACGATAAGTTCTGCTGGAGGTATCTATAACACAATTATGGGTGTTCAAGTTGGTAGTATTACTACGGGTAGTAGAAATGCGATTGTTGGTGGAAATTATCAAACTATAAGTAGTAATAATAATGGTTTTATTGGTGGTGGAAATAATAATACAATTACTGGCGATAATTGTGGTTCTATTGGAGGACAACAAAATACAGCCTCTGGCACAAGAAGTGTCGTAATTGGCGGATTTAATAACAGACCGAGTGGTTTAGACACGGTCGTTGTTGGAGGTCAAAACAATTTAATTAACTCTAATGGTGCATATAATGTTGTGGCTGGTGGTGAACAAAATACTGCTTCAGGAGATATTAACTCAATCTTTAATGGTAGGTCAAACAATGTATCAGGAGGAATTGATAACACCATTATAGGTGGAAACTCAAATACATTATCAACTAACTCATCTCGTTCAATTGTAATTGGTGGTAGAGAAAATGTATTAACAAGAGGTGATAATTGTTCAATTATTGGTTCAAGAGCTTCAACACAAAATATAGGTGGTTTATACAACACTTCAGGAGTAACGATGGTTAGTTGTATCGCTACTGATATCACAAACGCAAATCACTCAGTTGCGTTAGGTCTATCTGGTAGAACCATTGTTGGTGGTACAGGTGATGATAATACAACTTATGTTGAAAAACTTTATATCTACGGAAATACAAGATATGAAACAACCATTGTAAATGACCCTGGTACAATCAATATAAATGTATTTGAACAAAGTCATGTTGAAATTAATGCATCAGGTGGAACTTATGATTTGGTAATAAATCCATCACCATCAACGGAAGGAACACCTGAGTTGACCTTATTGATTAACTACATTTCATCAGGAGCGACAATCACATTTAACAATAGTGGTTCATCACAATGGAGATGGAGTTCAGGAACACCATCGTTTACATCAGGTACTCGTTCAATCATCAAGGTCGCTGCGTGGGATACAAACGATGTATGGGAGATTTCTCGTTCAATGAACATGTCTTAAAAACTAAATAAATTACTACACAATGATATATCTAAATCAAGGTCAGAATAATGAAGCAGCAGCCATCTGTTCAAGAAACAAGTGGTTGACTGGTCCTGTCGTATACCTTTGGTCCATGCAACATAAGTTATCCCAAGAGAAATACAGATTCATACCTTATTTAGTTCCATCTACGGCTTCATTTAACCCACCTTATGACTTATTTTGTATAAACATTGATGATTCAATTCCTCAGGTATTAACGGGAGCAACCTCATGTGGACAAACAAATGTCCATTTGATACCAGGTGAGTATGACTTAAAGGTCTATGAGCAACCCGCATCATTATCAGGTAATACAAATCCTCAATATGCATACGATGTGGTATATGAAACACTGGTGAATGTGGTGGGTGTAAATGGATACAACCCTACCGTTTGGTCAGGAACATCAAATACTTATATTGTGTATAATCCTAATAACGATTAAGAAATATGAAAATTGAACAGATGAACTTTGCGGTAGATAATGTGGACCGTTGGGTAGAAAAAATGTATAAGAACGAACCCTTTGTAAGATGGGGGTTAGATAACATGGAGGTTGAGAGATTGTATTGGTATACAGATTACTCACCAATTCACAACGCATGCATTCGTGCAAAGGTCAACAACGCTGCAGGCAAAGGATTTACAAAGGACTACAAAATCAACAACAAAGAATATATCAACGATGTATTGAAACAGATGTTATTTGAGTATATTGTTACTGGTAATTTGTTCTTGGAGATTGTTTGGAAAAAAGACAGACGACAAGGGATTTCAGGATTCCATGTAATCCCATCAAAATACATGAGAGCAAAACAACCTGAGAATGCTGAACTATATTCAGACACTTGGTTCTATTCTCATGATTGGGCTATGTGGAAAAAGGCAGGTATCGTTGAACTTAAAGAGTTTGACCCAAGTGCATACGAGGACAGACAAGTTGTTGCCATCAAACAATATGGACCTGGTCACATCTTCTATGGTACGGCTGACTATGCATCAAGCCTATTAGATATTCGTTTATCTCGTGCCATCTCTGAACACAATTTACACAACATCTATAACGGAGCCAGTCCATCACTTTGGGTACATTTACCTGAACAAGGTCCTGACTCACAAAACGACCAAGAGAATATCCTTAAGAGATTAGAGGAAAGATATGTTGGTTCATCAAATGCTGGTCGTATCATCGTATCATGGGGAGGTCCAGAAGGAGAGAAGCCAGAGATTACCCAAATCCAATCAAATCTTCAAGCAGGTATGTTCTCAGAGATTTTTGCATTGGTTCGTGAGAATATCTTGGCAGGACACCAAATCCCTGATGCATCGTTATTGGGATTACCAACTCCATCAGGATTTAGTTCACAGGCAGACCAACTTGAAACGGCTCACAAACTATTTATGAGTACGACCATAAAACCACTTCAAGAGTTCTTAATTAGAGAAATCAAACCACTTTTGGAATTGATGTACCCTGGTGAAGAAATCGTATTGGAGATTGAACAAAACCAACTATTAGGATAATGAACTATAATGTACTTCTAATTTCAGAGCAGAAGCTCAAAACTCAGGCACCGATTGACCCTAATGTGGATTCTGATGAGTTGCGTTATGGTATTCAACAAGCCCAAAACATCTATATTCAGGAGACACTTGGGACAAACTTTTACAATGAGATTCTGAATCAAGTAGAAGATGGTTCAATTGCGTTGTCCGCTAATACCTACAACAAAGAGTTGTTGGATAACTTTATTCAACCAGCATTGGTTGCCTATTCATATTACATTATCTTGGATAATATGTTCGTCAAATTGGTGAATGTTGGTCTACAACAATTCCGTTCAGAACAATCCAACCCTATTGGAATTAAAGAGTTCCAATATCTTAAGGACCAAGCAAGAGACAGAGCACAATTCTTGGACAACCTTATGAGAAGACACTTGGTATTTGAAAACTGGAAATATCCAAGATACACACAAGTAACAAATAATGGTCAGTTAATACCTGAGTTCGGCTCCCCTTTTAGAACATCGGTTATTTTACCAACAAACAGCAGATTCAACTATTATGGATACAATAGTCCATTAAACTCATTGTTTAATTGTTCTATACCGTGGTGGTACGGGGGCAGAGGTTCAGGAGAATAAGATGGATAGAGATACAAGTATAGCAAATGTAGTTACGATGGGAGCGGTTGGAATGACTGTTATGTCCACCATTCAAATCCTAACCATTATATCTTTGATGACTGCGGTTGGATTGAATCTGATTTTGATTTACAAGCAGTTGAAGAAGAAGAACGATTAGTTTTCGTATCGTAACCACCGTTACGGTAATCCACATTACTGGATTTCTCTTTGAACATCATAAATGTGTTCAGTTCCCTTTCAAATTGTTTTACCTGTAATACTGGTAAAGTTTTTTCGTATTCCCTTTTATTGATTCCCATAGTTAAAATATAATCAATTTATTTTACTTAAACAAATACCCTGAGGTGATTTTTGTGGTTGCATCTTGTTCCATTTCATTCAACTGATTTTGGACCTTCAGGAACGACTTATCTGTTGGTGAGATAAGTATGATATACTTGGAGATGAATTGTCTCTTTAGGGTCCTTGCAAAGTCCAAATCCTCTTGGTTCTTAACTGCCTTCAATATCAGTTTTACATAGGTTAAATCTTTTTCGTACTGACTCATCTTAAAATCGTTTTAATATTTGTTTCATGTGATGTTCAATTAAATCACTTCTGTTGGGTTTATTTACCATGAATGAGGTATTGGTATCAATCGTGGGAATAAAGTTAATGTAGGTCAAATAAATGTGGTAAATCGTGGTGTCTGTGATGACCTGTGATATTACGGTTTTGATTACATCTCCACCACTCATGGTTTCAATCGTATCTTGGTTCTCCAATTCGTGTTTCATCAAGAATGACCTGTTGTTTATATTCCATCTTTTACCTCTACGAATTGATGAGATGTGAATACGAGATAGGGAATCACCACTATTCGTTCTGTAGATTCTTGAAATCTCTGAGTTGTTTAATCCCATATTAAATAGGTCGTTTAACCTTTCAAGGTCATTTGTTCTGTCGTCAATTTTTCCTGCTCCAATCATGTTTTGTTTTTTTATTTTAATTTATGTTTTAATTCAAATTGTCTCCACACTGGTAATTCGTCTGGTCCAATCTTATATCCTAATGTTTTGAGTATTCGTTCTGTCTCCACAAAGTCCCTTTCTGATATTGGATTCATCTTCAGGTAATCGTATTCAGGGTCCGCTGGTTCCTTATCTTTGATGTAGTGGACCTTACACTTGTATGTCTTGCCAAATGGTGTATCCTTTGAGTTATAGAACTGTGACTCGTGTTTGTACTCCCCACATAACCTACAGAAGT